TGGGTGAACCCGCTCCTGCCCCGAAGCCTAAGACTGCAAGAAAGTATCTTTACCGCATAAGGAAGTCATGGCAGGATACAAAGTCCCAGGTCGGTGCCTTTGAAATACTTGAAAACGCTCTGAAGGCTTGTCCTGTTGGATATACCGTATATGATAATTCAGGAGTGCCTATAAGTACTAAGGCGGTAGAACTGCAGAAGGGAGCACTCATTACTCTTATTAATGTACCTCTATATGCCTCATCGGATGCGGATCAGCCATCTAATACCGTTAATGGTACATACTACCTTTATGACGGTGTTAACTTCAATGGTCGAGTGCGTATAACCAATTCACTTGATAAATGCGGTAACACTCCTGTTGGTTTCTATGTTACCGGATATATCAATATTGATGATATTTAATTTTTTACTTCCCGGAATGGCAAAAAGCTGTTCCGGGACTTTTTTATTTCTGCAACTATTCCGATATTGCTATTTCCATTCGCCTTTACCAGTAGAAGGAGATGTTATTAATGACAGCTGATGAACGAATCAAGCTCATACGAATGAAAAATGAAGGTTGTAAATACAGGGAAATGGCACAAAAACTTAACATATCTGAAAGTGCAATAAAGTCATTTTTCAAAAGGAACCACGCCAATTGTCCTGTATGCGGTACAATAGTTGCAGATAAAAAATTTTGCAGTGATAAATGCAGAACAACATGGTGGCGCAGGCATCCTCATAAAACTACTGGTATGATTGAATACAAGTGCATATCATGCGGGAAAACATTTTATGCCTTTCCAAGTAAACAGCGGAAGTACTGTTCAAAACAGTGTTACGGCAAAGCTTGCAGAAAGGATAAAAATGACAAGTGAAAGATTACAGCAGATTGCAACATACAAAATCGCAATTATACTTATGAAAAAAATGCTGACAAACGGTGTAATAACTAATGCAGAATTCCGCAGTTTGGAAACAAATATCGCCGAAAAATGCAATTTATCTTTGTGTAGTATTTACCGCATAAATGCTTGATAATACAACCGATAAGAGGTAATATGTCACTGAGGAGGTACGATATTATGGATAGAATAGTTGAAAAAATAGTTCTGCCTGTTCCAGAATTCCATAGGCAATTGCGTACTGTAGCTTATGCCAGAGTATCAAGTGGAAAAGATGCCATGCTACATTCACTTTCTGCACAGGTCAGTTATTACAGCAAGCTTATCAATAATAATCCTGAATGGAAATTCTGCGGTGTTTATGCTGACGAAGCAATTACAGGAACTTCTGATTCAAGACCTAATTTCCTAAAAATGATTGCAGAATGCAGACTCGGTAATGTTGATGTTATAATTACAAAATCAATTAGCCGTTTTGCCCGCAACACAGTAACACTTCTTGAAACTGTGAGAGAATTAAAATCTCTTGGTATAGATGTATATTTTGAAGAACAGAATATTCACACAATGTCTGCTGAAGGCGAACTGGTTTTAACAATTCTCGGCTCATACGCCCAAGAGGAAAGTCTTTCAGCGAGTGAAAACCAGAAATGGAAAATAAGAAAAGCCTTTCAAGAAGGTAAGGTCAGCAGTATACAGATACTTGGCTATAAACGAAATAAAGACGGAATTCTTGAAATAGTACCCAGGGAAGCAGAAATAGTTCGCATGATATTTAATAATTATCTGGCTGGAGACGGTAAACAGAAAATTGCCAATATGCTCAATGAAAAAAGACTTCGTCCAAAATATAATGGTGTCTGGACCGAATCCAGCGTTAATGCTATACTTACAAACGAAAAGTATTCTGGTAATCTTCTGCTTCAAAAGCAGTTCCGCGAAAACCACATTACTAAGAAATGTATAAAAAATATAGGGCAGCTTCCGCAGTATTACGTTGAAGAAGCGCATGAGCCAATTATCGATTTTGAAACATTTAATACTGTTCAGAGAAGACTTGCTTTACAAAAAAGATTTGCTCCCAAAAGCGATAATACTTCAAGATATCCTTTCAGCGGCATGATACACTGTAAATGCTGCGGGAAATACTATCGAAGGAAAACGACAAGAACTGGTATTGTGTGGATATGCCATACATACAACACAAAAGGTAAGGCATATTGTCCAACAGCAAAACAAATACCGGAAAATACATTATTTGAAACATGCTGTAAAATACTCAGCATAAATGAATTCGATGAATATACCTTCAAATCACAAATTGCCAGTATAATTGTTCCAGAACCCAATAAACTTACATTTATTTTTTATGACGGTCATAAGGTTGATACCATATGGTATGACCGTTCACGTTCTGAAAGCTGGACAGACGAGATGCGCCTGAATACTGGAGAAAGGAGCAGGCAGTGGCACGCAAGATCACAAAGATACCTCAGAAAATAAATCCGCTGACATTAATGCCAAATGATACAGTTGCAAAAAGAAAAGTCGCTGGATATGCCCGCGTTTCAACTGATCAAGAAGAACAGCTTACTTCTTACGAAGCACAGCTCCGTTATTATACTGAATATATCAAATCCCATGATAATTGGGAATTTGTAAACGTTTACGCAGATGAAGGAATAAGCGGCACAAGCACCGTGCATCGTGCTGGATTCAAGCAGATGATAGAAGATGCACTTAATGGTAAGATAGACCTTATTGTTACAAAAAGTGTCAGTCGTTTTGCCAGAAATACTGTTGATTCTCTTACAACAATCAGAAAACTCAAAGAAAATAATGTTGAATGTTATTTTGAGAAAGAGAATATATGGACATTTGATGGTAAAGGTGAACTTCTTATAACAATTATGAGTTCACTAGCACAGGAAGAGTCACGTTCCATTTCTGAAAACGTAACATGGGGACATCGACGGCGTATGGCAGAGGGAAAATTCTCACTTGCATATTCAAATTTTTTAGGTTACAAAAAAGGAGAAGACGGATTACCCGAAATTGTTCCTGAAGAAGCTGAGATAGTTCGATATATATATCGTTCATTTCTTGAGGGAATGACACCTTACATTATTGCAAAGAAACTTACGGAGCGCGGTATACACTCCCCTGGTGGAAAAGAGAAATGGCATAGATCCACTATTCTCAGTATACTTCAAAACGAAAAATATAAAGGCTCAGCTCTCCTACAAAAAAGTTTTACAACTGATTTTCTTACCAAGAAAACAAAAAAGAACGAAGGCGAAGTTCCGCAATACTACATTGAAGAAAGCCATGAAGCAATAATAACACCTGAAGAATTTGATTTAGTACAGCTTGAAATTGAAAAACGAAAAAAACTCGGAAAACAATACAGCGGCACTCATATATTCAGTGCAAAACTTGTGTGCGGCGAATGTGGCAGTTTTTTCGGTTCAAAAGTATGGCATTCAACTGACAAATACCGCAGGGTCATATGGCAATGCAATAAAAAATTCAAAGGTACAAACCTGTGTAAAACTCCTCATTTCTATGAAGACAAGATTAAAGAAAAATTTATAAAAGCTTTTGCTGTATTTTTTCAGGGTAAAGAAGTCATATGTCAGACAGTAAACGATTTTATCAGAACACTGTCTGATTTTTCATCGATTGACAGCAGAATAAGTACGATTTTACAAGAAATGCAATATATAGCCGATTTGAACGAACTTAATATAAAAAACAACTCAATCACGGCTCAGAATACTGCAGAATTTGAAAAACACTGCTCTGAACTTAACAAGCAATATATGGAAAAGAAATCAGAATATGATAAACTCCTTGCTCAAAAGAATTCACGCCTCAACAAAATAAAGGAACTCAAACAATTCGTAAACGAACTTAGTAAATCAGATACCCCATTGACTGAATTCAATGATGACCTTTGGCGAAACATGATTGAAAAAGTTACAATATATCAGGATAAAAAAATGATGTTCCGCTTTTTAGACGGAACAGACATTGAAGTTAAATAAAATATTAGTTTTCATTGCAGGCCTCCATTACTTCAAAGTAATGGAGGCTTTTTTAGGTTGCATTACCGAAAAAGGTTGCATTTAAACATAAAATAGTTGCACCAGTCAAAAAAAGTTGCATTGTTCCTA